CTTTATAAATTTGCCAAAATCTAAAAAGTATAATGTTGAATCTTCTTTTCTTGCACAGGCTAAACAACCTATGTCTTTATCTGTCCACGCATGAAAATGATGAGTGAACTCATGTCCTACAGGGCATACTACCTTTATAGTATCTTTAGCATCTGTAGGTTCTTTTAATACTGTCCAAGATTCATGTATATCTGCTCTTGAATATTCAGTCTGACGATGATTAACCATTCTCTTAGCTTCGGTTTGCATATCGCACTGCTTGTAGTTTCTGTAAAAACCTTCTACATCATATAACTTTCTTTGTATCTCAAACCATTCATCTTGTAGTATAGGAGTTTTATCTTCTATGTGTTTTTTCTTATACTCAAATAGTATTGCCTTAGCTAGTGGATGCCATCTCTTTCCACCTTTCTCCCATAGGGACGGCTTATGAAAAGTCAGATTGTATTTCTGTTTAGCTTTTCTAATTGATACTGGCGTTCTTCCTAATGTATCTGAGCAGAACTCTACATCCCACTCTTGTTCTTCACAAAAAGTATAATCATACTCAGTCCACAATTCATTTGTAGACCTGTTAGTAGCACAATTTTTATAGTTATTCGCCATATAATTTCTTCTTAAGTCTCTCTATCTGGTCACGATTTAAGTTACCAGGATCTGTATTTAGTGGTAAAGTTACTATCCTTGCTGACATATCTAGCTTCTCAGCTAAACCTTTGGCAGCTTCTGCAGCTCTGCTTCCTGCTTCGTCTCCATCAAACATGATGTCAACTCCTTGTACTCCCTGCATTTTTAATAAAGATAGCTTTACCCAATTCACTTGTTGCGTTCCAAAACAGCAAACAGTATTCTTTAGACCTTTGTCCCATAAGTTGAGAGCATCGAATATGCCTTCCACTAGAATAACTCTGTTCTGAATTGGTTTTACCTTGGCAGGACAAAAGGGCATTTCTGCCCCGCCAGGATAGATATAGTACTTCGATTGTCCCATACCTGCTTCACTGATTAATCTTCCGATTAAGGCAACAGTTTTTCCTGTGATATTACGGATTGGAAAGACAATTCTGCCCTCAAACTTAGGAGTGTTCCAAGTGAACGCATCCCATATCTGTAGAGTTTCCTCTGAGATATTTCTTAGCGGTCCACCTGCCCATCTTATTCTCTCCTTAGGTAATTGAATACCTACTGTTTGAGACTTGACTTTCGTAATTCCTTCACGAATACGATGGAGCCTTACTTCTAAAGGGCTAGAAGGTGCTCCAAAGTATGTAAACAAATTTCCTTTAAAACCACAGGAAAAACAGTTGAATACGCCAGTAACTCTATCCACTCTCATGCTTGGATTAGTGTCGTCATGTTCTGGGTTAAGGCATTTAACTTTAGCGTCTTTACCACTAAGTTGATAATGTATTCCTTTTTCCTGTAAAAGTTCTTCTGCTGTCATAATTATATATATTATATCAAATTTTTAACCCCGTGTCAAGGATTATTTTTGTTATGTGACTTATTATTTCCACTTAGCGTCATCTTTGTTATGTTTCCATTTTAGTTTATCTCCAATGCGTTCGAACTCTCTCATATCCATACCACTTGGGTCAACCTCATGTTCGTAGTATCTAGACTTCCAAACTAGTTCTGCCATCTGGAACCAGACTGCTATTGACTTGTCTCTAAAATCTGTGTCTCCCCATAGGTAATATAAAAGCCACCACTCCTGATCGAAGCGGCAGACTCTTATTTCTTGGTTGTGTATCTCTGGAAGGTCCAATGCGGCTCTCATTCGTTGAGAGCCGGCAATGGGGTACCAGTTGGGCATGCACAGGATGGGAGATTTGACCCCATGCTGCCTCAAGCTGTCTATTAAAGGTTGGTTAGGCGGAACATTTGCTATGTTCTCTTTTACTTTATCTTGCTCTAACATCCAACCTATTGTTCTTACATACCATGTATGTGGTGGTAACGGTATTAGTTCAGCAGTTTCTCTACTTACTCTATCATCCGCCATCGTTCATCTCCTTATATCTTTGTGTCCATTCTTCTTCATAGATTAATCTAAATTCTTCTAGTGAAGGAATTGGTACATGTTCTAGTTTACTTACTTGTCTTATATGTCTAGTGTAAGCTATTAATAATTGATCTTCTGTGTATAGTATCATTGTTTTCTCCATATTTTATAAATTTTACCGTCTCCGTGCACACTAGGTACTTCGTCATAATATCCTCTAATTTTAGCAGGATTATGCCATTCAACTAATAAATGTATTCTACTAGTGTTTCCATTAACTACGGAGTGGGTAACGGCATTATCCACTTCATATATGTTTCCTATGTCTAAGTGTCTTGTTTCTTTGCCCACTGTAAACATACAATCTTGGTTTGTTGTAATAGGAACATGAACATCATGATTATGTACTACAGATATTCCTCCGTCAACATGAGGCTTTAGCTGCCCTTGTGGTCTAAGTCTGGCGAATAATATACTGATATACTTTCCATATCCATAGTGTTCATACAACTTGCGATATAATATGTCAAACCAGTATTGGTCATAGTACTTATCATAAAATTCTGTTCTTGTTGCTGGCATATGTGGTCTGCCTTTTGCATATTGCCACATTACAGGAATAGTGTCACAATCTTCAAATATTGTTAGTTCTGTTTTCCTTTGTACTCCTGTAGGATTATCCCAGTCTGCTTCATCAAATTCTATTGGATATGGTATTATATTATCTATCTGTCGAATTGATGCCATCTTGTAAAATCCTTTTTATAGAAAGTATATATTAAACTTCCTATTTTATCTCTATCAAACTCTGGAATGTCTACTCCTTTTCTAAGATGTTGGGGCATTACATCTAGTGCTACCCATATACTATCATCTTCTAATCTAAGTACTCTGACTTCAGGTTCTCTATAATACATCCATTGTGGTTTGAAAAAGTTAGCAAACTTCTTAAAAGAGTTTTCATATTCAAACTTATCATTATCAAAAAAGTTAAGACTAGGTAAAGTTGATAATGCTTTTATTGTCCAATCTTCTAAGTCTGTTTCAATCATTCCTAACATTAGAAAATGTTTATATATACTAACCCATCTATCAATAGGATGTCTAATCATTGTAATATATTTATAATCTGGAAACTGTACATATGCTTCATCATATGTGAAGTGCCAGTCTGTTATATCCTTTCCCTCTTTTTTATGATGAATTATAAAAGGATGATTAGAATGTCTGAGTACAGCATTGATTTTGTATTGATGCTTTAACCCCTGAGTGACAGATGTTCCTCCGCACTTTGGAATGTGTATAAAACATCTATTGCCTGGAATTATCATAGTCTTTCTATAACTTCTTCTACATCACAAGGATTATTCCAATCCAATGTAATTATGTTTCCAGTATATTCTTCTGCCCATTCATCATATCTATTACATAAATCAGTTAAGTAGTTATCTGTAATTCCTACTTCTTTTTCTCTCGCTCTTTCTTTTTGTCTTTGTATCGAAGTTTCAGGACTTACTTTTAAATATAATATTACTCTAGGTTTTGGTTTATGTAGTGCCTTGTACAGCATATCACAAACATTCCAATCTTTATAACTTAAGTCTCCTCTAGCAGTGAGCATATTCTGAAATATTTTATCTTCAAAGATTGTTCGGTCTTGTATTCCCCCGAATCTACTAAGAATTAAACATCCCTTTGCTCTTGCTGTCATCATATACACTTGCATATGAAAAGCCCACCTAGCATTATCTTTATAGAAGTCTGCTAGGTATGGGGAGATAGGCTCTTTTATATAAGCTATGTCTAAAGCATCGCCTAATTGTCTGGCTAAAGTTGTTTTTCCTGCGCCCATAGTACCTGCTATTCCTATATAGTTTACCATGGCATGTCGTCTACCTTTTCTGCTGTTCCCATAGTTTCTTTCATTTCAGCTTTCTCGTCTGGGTCTAGCGCAGTATGAGGTCCAACCTTTAGTGTGTTCCAATCCATCTCTGAGGTAAAGCCTGCAACTTTTGCATTTCTTCTTTTCTTACAGGAAAACTTCATACAATCTGATTGATCAAAATGGTCTATACTATAGAAAGCATCTACAGCATTGTCGACATTCGTTGAAAATTTAGCAGAACCATCTGCTTTAGTTTGAATTGCTGTAACAGTAGTAGTATCATACTCCTGTGCCAACGTTTTAAAATATTTAGATATCTCTATCTGTTCTGTCCAGTCGTATTGACCTGCCTTTTGATTATTACTTCTTTTTACTTGGTTGAGATAATCAATAATAATTACACCTGGATTATGTAATTTCTGTAAGTTCTGTCTTACAACACTAGCAATTTTTGCTGTGGTAAGGGCTGGGTCATAATAAATTTCTATCTGTGGTTTAGAGTAGTCAATTCTATTTCTAACTAACTCTTTATGGAACTCTTTGAAGTTAGCTTTCTCTAAGTTATCATACTTTGCTAATACTTCTTCTCCATCTACGAATCTTCCTGCCCACCATTCTCCTACTTTATTCCACTCATGTGGCTCTAAGTTTTGGTGGATTAATCGGTTAGCGTTTACTTCGGTTTCAATCGCTACTATTCTTTGCAGAATATCTTTACTGTTCATTTCTATTGTGAAATACAAAGCACTACGACCTTGTTTTCTTACTGTACTTGCAATATTACAGCATACTAAAGACTTACCACCACCTGATGTAGCACCGAGCATGATAAGTTCGTCTGACTTGAATGAATATTCTAAATCGAAGTCTTGATTCAGTCCTAGACTTATTCGTTTCTTGTATGTTTCATCATCGTCAAACAACTCAATAGTTTCCATACTCTCATTTGCATCTTGAGTATCTACTTTATCTTCTACAGACACGACTATTTCTTGAAGTAAATCAATGTTTTCTCTTGCGTCTGATATTGCGATTTGGTTATCTATGTATGACTCGATTGAGCCTAAGATTTCTGATTGGGTAAATTGGTTCTTGAGATAGTCTAGCAATAAGTCTGCCTCGACATCTGTTTCCACAGTTTCGATAGCGTATATTTTCTCTTGTAGTTCAGCAGAACGAACTTCTAGTTTTAGTTCTTCAAATGTTGGTAGATTTTTATATTTAGCTACATGCTTATCTACAATATTCCATAACTTTCGGTACTCTCCTTCAGGTAGGTAATGTTGTTTTAAGCCGTTCCAAGTATCAAAATCGCCAAGCGACAAGATTTGCTTCAGTAATGCACTTTCTAGTGTCAAATTGAATCTCCCAAGACAATTTAGTGGTTAAAAGATACGAAAGGCTCCGTAGAGCCTCTCGCGAAGGTGAAAAGGTTAGATTAACCTATTTCTTTTTTAGCTGCGCCATTGTAGTCGCTGCATTGTAGACCTCTTCTAGTAAGCATTGTTTTCACGCCTCTTACTGTTTTGCCGATTGTGTCAGCAATAGCATCTACAGTCATACCGTCGATGTCTAGGTCTGCTAAAGGATCAGCTTTGCTTGAACCTTTAGTTTCTTTTTGCTTAGGAATCGCGTTGATTTCCCCAGCTCTAAGTAAAGATAATGCTTTTCCTCTGATAGAGTTTACACTTCTACCTAAGCCTTCAGCTATATCTTCAATGAAAGCTCCGTCGTTTACCATTGAAACGAATTGGCTTTCTTCTTCCTCGTTGTAAGACTTAACAGTCTCAACTTTAGGAGCAGGTTTAACATGTTCTGTTAACTGCATAGAAAGAATTTTACCTTGAATTGACTTAGCACTAAAGTGTCCGCCTTCAAAGTTTGCAGCGATATCTGCGTATGTGTATGAGCCAGAGTTATCTGTCACGAAGTTACTTAAAGTAGCTTCTTGCTCATCTGAGAAAGATTTAGTAGCTGAAGCTGAAGCTAGTTCAACATCAAAACCCATCTTTCTTAATTTGCTAGATACACTTCTTACTGAAGTTTCTAACTGTTCTGCAGCAGAAGCTACAGTTGCCTGTGATACAGGGCTTTCGTCACCGACAAAAGAAGTCAATTCTGAAGTTCTTTCATCTGTCCATTTTGGTAATGCCATTTTATTAATCCTCTAATAAATGTTTTAGGTTAGTTATAATATTAACACCTCGGTCACGAGCTGTCTGTGTTTTTGCTGACTCGATTCCAGACTCATTAACCAGATGAGTCACATCTTTTGTCAGACTTGATTTTACGACAAATCCATATTGACTAAGCACTTGCTCTGCATGAGCTTTAGTTTTATAACTTTTAAGTCTACCACTAATACACACAACTCCTGAAACCTTTGTTTTTTCTAATATTTTATTTGTCCATTTGAAAGGTAGTGTGTTGTTGTAGTCGTCTAGGTAGTATTCAGTCTCTAACCAGTTAATTAGATTAGCAGTTGCTTTCGGTCCAATGCCCGCTTCTGCACAAGTCTTCTCGCTTATATCTTCAATATGAGATATACTATTGCATAATTTTTGAGAAGCTGATCGCCCGATAAGCGGAATCGAAAACGCTGGTAGTAATTTAACCAACGGTAACGATTCAGAATTACGAATCTCTGTCCAGAGTTTCTCTCCTAATCTAACTGAACCTAGTCTTGCCTGTAAATCCTCTACAGTTAATTCATATAATTCAGCGTAGTCTTGGATGTTCAGCTTACTTACAGCTGCAGGTCCAAGTCCTTTTATCTTTAGTGTGGAAGCGAAGTTAACCACTTTCTTGTCCCACTGTGATGCGCAAAGGTCGTTTTTACAGAATAACTGGTCATTAACGAACTCTAAGACACTGTCACACGAAGGGCAGTTAGTCGGTGGTATAATTTGTTTCACTTACGGTTTCCTTTCTAAATATATAATATATTATACAAAAAGTTTGGGCATCTGTCAAGAACTATTTTTTGTTTGGTACACCCAAACTTCACTTCAGAGTATCGATTACTCCTCATAGATGTGAGTATCTTCAATATACTTTCCCTTATTTCGGTAATGAAACCATAATGCTTTAATTTTTTTAACTAAAGACTTTATCCAATTTTTTATCATATATATCCTTTATAATTCTCTCTGCCATTAACTTATTGCCTTCCTCTAGTGGATGGTCTTTTGGTCCAAATGGCACCTTGTGTCTTTTGCACATATCATAGAAACCTTCTTCTTTCATGTGCGGTAATTCTCTATACCAATCTTTTAATTTCATAGTGTTCTGCGACCACACTACATTAGCCCCTTCTTGCTGTGGGTCATCTATATGTTTTAGTGCTACTTTTATTTGTCCATCACTTAAGTTATAAAATAAGTATGGTATTCCATGTGCTTTGAGTATATACTTTACTGATAACATGTATTGCATACTCCATCTTAAATTATATACTGGGTATCTAACATCTCTACCATAGCCCTCTACTCCTGCGTGCATTTTTCTATCCATGTCTTGGTGAAAGAACATTCG